TAAAATAATATGGCAAAAACAGTTCTACGTAATTTGGTTAGGGATGTAACGGTGTTACCGTTGGGAAAGAAAGTGGTGACCAATGTACAATTTTACAGAGATGTGGATTCACTTTTTACGGTAGAGGAAAAGCGTCAGGGGGTGGTGTTGACACGTACATCCTATCCTAATTATATGTACGATAGAATTCTGAGTGAATGGATAACGAAAGGATATAGTTAAAAATAAGAATATGGCAATACGTACTACAGCAGCAGAGGTTAAGGAAATCATTCCTACTAATCTGACCACCACTCAGGTTGATCCATACATTACGACAGCTAGTCTGATTGTGGATGAGAATATTGCGGATTGTGGTTTGTCAGATGAAGTACTAGAGCAGATTGAGATGTGGTTGACAGCCCATCTAATTGCTATGACTGCCGATCGCCAAACCAAGTCTGAAAAGGTTGGTGAAGCGCAGGTAACTTACTATGATAATTTTGGGAAGTCGTTGAATTCTACTTCTTATGGAAAGGTCGTGGCCATGTTGGATACATGTAATGTATTGTCCGACATTGGTAAAAAGACGATTAAGACAACCGTGATAACCAGCTTTGAGACATGAGTATAACGTCTATGATAGAACGACAATGTGTAGAGGATTGTGTGTATTGGGGAAATCCTACTCCGAATGGTACAGGAGGATATACTTTTGACGATCCTGTAGAACTGAAGTGTCGTTGGGAGCAAATTGAGGAAGTGTTACGTGACGATAAAGGGAATGAGAAGTTGAGTAGGGTGAGTGTTTGGTTACTACAGGATGTGGATGAAGAAGGATATTTGTATCGGGGAACTTTGGATGATTCAGGATTACCTTCAAATCCGGACGATCCTAGGGATATAGACGGAGCGGAACAGATTATTTCGTTCAGGAAAATCCCCTGTCTTGGAAGTGCTACTGATTTTATCCGCAGAGCGAATTTGAATATGGAAGGAGGAAGAACTATATAAATGCCAGCTACGGGACAAATAACAGGAATTGAAACGGTCATGAGTGGATTGAATAAGAAACTCATTGAATACCAAACCAGAGGTACTAGTGGATTGCGAAGTGCTGTAGCATTCATCCGTCGCGATATGGAAATGACACCTCCCAGAATTCCAGTTGATACTGGTAATTTACGTTCTAGTTGGTTTGTTGAAACGGTTGAATATAAAAGAAATCGTCAGACAATATTCTTTGGATTCAATGCTAATTATGCAGCTTTTGTACATGAAAATATTGGAGCTGATTTTACTTCTCCCAGAGTTCGTTACGGTCCTGGTAAAGGTAGAAAGAGGATATACACACCCAGGCCTGGTGCTGGTCCTAAATTTTTGGAAGCTGCTTTAAAACGCAATACTTACAAAATATTGTTGATAATACGTAAAAAAATGACATCAAGTGGAGAATTAATACGATGAATCCTGTAAGTAAAGATATCAAAGATATGTTAGAAGCCGAAAGTTCATTAGGACTTACGTTTGCTACTGACTTATTCATAGGTAAAGAACCTACATCGCCAGACAATGTGGTTACTATCTATGATACCCCCAGCTTTCCTCCTGATATGACTCTGATTCCTGGTGAAGATTATTATCGATCTTCTTTCCAAATCAGGTGTCGTAATAAGGATTATTTTACGGGGGAAGCACTTTTACGTGATATAATGGACCAACTCCACAGCCGGGCACATGAGTCGTGGAATGGGACGCTATATACTGTCATTAGGGCAACCGGGGAACCTTCCTTGTTGTATTATGATCAAAATGACAGACCTGTTTTTATTGTTAACTTTAATTGTCAGCGTCGCTGATAGAAAGGAGGAATTATGTCTAATGCATTTGCAGGTGTCGGCACGCTATTTCGGAGATGGAGCGGATCAGCTTGGGTAAATATTTCCGAGGTGAATTCCATTTCTGGACCGACGATGTCACGTGATACTATCGATGTAACCTCGTTGGACTCTACTGGAGGCTATCGTGAGTTTATCGGAGGATTCCGTGATGCAGGGACAATTCAGTTGGCCATGAACTTCACTCGTTCTACATATGAAACGATGAAGACAGATTTCGAGAGTGATGATCTACAGAACTACGAGGTAGTTCTACCGGATGATGAGAACACCACTCTTGAGTTCGTTGGATTGGTCACTGAACTTCCGGTAGAAATTACACCGGATGACAAAGTCACTAGTACCGTAACCATCAAGATCTCCGGAGAGGTGACCTTGAATAGTGGTTCCGGATCATAATGTTATACCACCTTAATCACAGGTTGGTATTTTTGAATTTGTTGAATGTATAAAAATGCTTAATCATGGCGGCAGTAAAATTTATTACGTATAATGGTAAGAAACTTCCTATTAAATTAGGAATTTACACCATGATGTTAGTACAGGAGGAGCATGGTATCGTTCTGGGAGAAGAAGGTTTAAAAGATGAGAAAGGGGATAGTCTAAAACCCAGTCAGTATATGCCATTGTTGTATCATTCTTTGGAACAAGGACATCGGTTGACCAAAAAACCCTTTGAATTTGAGATGGAGGATATGCACGATATCCTGAATGAATGTTTTTTGGAATTTGTGTCTGCTCTTCCGGAATTCTTCCCTTCTGAGGAACCTTTGGAAAAGATAATGGGGATGGTGGAGGGCAAGAAAGAGAAGACAAAGGCTCAACCGACTACGCAAAGCTCATCGGCCAAGCAGTCGCGACGTTCGGGATCGGCCCGGAAGAAGTAATACAGCTAAGTCCGCTAGAGTTTTATTGGGCAGTACAAACTGTACGTAAGCGTAATGAATTCAATAGTGAACTGGCTTTTGAAGTAGCTAGATTTGAGGCATGGTTGATTATTGCTACACGACCAGGAGTCAAAGGATTAACTCCTGAAAAGTTATACAAGTTCTCTTGGGAGAAGGCTTTCAAGGGACCGAAACAGAATCTTGATGAAATGCGACGCAGTTTGAAAGCTGCTGCGTTGGCTTTAGGAGCAAAATCAGTGTCACGTCATCCTGATGATCCTCCTACAATATTGGCTTCTGAAATAAATGCTAGGAGAAAGGAAGCTATGAAGAAAAAGAAAGAGGAAATTGACAAAAAGAAAAATAAGAAATAATGGCACTTGATTCATTTGAAGTAGGACAATTAATAGCCAGTTTGGGGTTGGATAGTACCCGATTCATGGCGGGTATGAAAGCAGCAGAAGCCCAAATGGATATGGCAAATGCTAAGATGCGAACTACATCGGCCAGTATCCAAGCACAAATGAAGGCCATGAGTGTGAGTATGATTCAGGTTGGTAAAAATTTGAATCGATATGTTACTCTACCGATGCTGGCCATTGGTGTTGCTTCAGTGAAAGCACAAGCAGATTTTGAGTCGTCTATGTCCAAAATAATTGGATTGGTTGGTGTAGCAAAGGATGAGGTAGATGGCTGGAGTAAAGCTGTTTTGGCTATGGCCCCAACTGTTGGTCGTGGTCCTGAAGAATTGGCAGATGCTTTGTTCTTTGTGTCTTCGGCAGGGATCAGAGGGACACAAGCATTAAACGTTCTTGAAATGGCTGCTAAGGCATCTGCTTCTGGTCTTGGTGAAACCAAAACAATTGCTGATTTGGTCACATCGGCAATGAATGCTTATGGTGTTGAAAGTCTTAATGCAGCCACTGCTACTGATATATTAGTTGCTACTGTTCGTGAAGGTAAGGCCGAAGCCTCAGAGCTGGCCGGAGCTATGGGAATGGTTCTCCCAATTGCATCTGAGATGGGTGTTTCGTTCGATCAGGTTGGTGCAGCTTTTGCCGGTATGACTCGTACAGGTACAAACGCTTCTATTGCTGCTACGCAGATCAAGGCAGTTTTGAGTAGTCTATTGAAACCTACCAATGAAGCAGAAGAGGCTCTTGAACTGATGGGATTGAGTTCTGCTAGTTTGCGTAAAATGATTCGAGAAGATGGTCTTATTGCCACCTTGGAAGTATTAAGACAGACTACTAATAGATACGGAGAGGATACAATGGCAAAAGTATTCCCAAATATACGTGCTTTGATGGGAGTATTAGACTTGATGGGGGCAAATATGGAGAGTAATATTGCCATTTCAGAAAGGATGCGTGATACTACTGGATCGTTGGATGCTGCATTTTTAGCTGCGTCTGAGACTACTGAGTTTAAGTGGAATCAGGCCATCGCTTCTATGAAAACTACTATGGTTGAGTTGGGTGGTGTTTTAAAAGAGACCGTACTCCCAATAATGCAGCGTATTACTGAGATAGGAAAACAAGTTTCTGAGAGGTTTAATGAAATGTCTGAAGCGGAAAAACAAAACCTCAGGAATGTCCTTCTTCTTACTGCCGCATTAGGTCCTTTGATTTCAATT